ACGGGTGCGTAGGTTCGAATCCTACCGGTGCCGCCATACCCGTATCACAATGGTCTTGGTGCCACTCCGATAGTGCGACGGAGTGGGCGGCTTGCAACGCAGCGGGACGCTCCTAAGAGGAGGACATATTGGAAGCAAAGAAAAATCAAAATGGCTTTCTTATCTGCCCGAAATGCGGAAAGAAAACCAACACCAAGGTTCTGCCTCAAACAGAACTGAAAGATTTTCCCTTGTACTGTAATCGGTGCCGGGAAGATTTCAAAGTAAATTATAACATTGCCAGAGCTTAGAGCCAGAGCAGCATCCAAAAGGATGTTTGCCCTGGCTCTTTTTGTTTTCCCGGAAGGAGGAGCCGATGGCAGAGAAAACCCCGGAGGGCAAGAACATTATCACTGTCGATCTTGGTACTCCGAACTCCGAACCTCAGTGGCGCTTCTTCCTGTCCACGGTGAAATACACGTGCTACGGCGGCGCTCGAGGCGGCGGCAAGTCCTGGGCCATCATCCGAAAGGCTCTCTTACTGGCATTTTACTACGCTGAGATCCAGATCCTCGTCGTCCGCCGTGAGTATGACCAGCTGGAAAACCCCATTATCCAGCCCATGCTCAAGCTCCTGCAGCTTGGTACCTACACCTACAACAAGACGGAGCATCTTTTAACCCTTATCAACGGCAGCAAGATCAAATTCTCCAACATGCCGGACTACTCCTCCACCGTCGAAGGTAAGTTCCAGGGTAACAACTGGGACATTCTGTTCATCGACGAGGCAACGCAGTTCCTTGAATCGGAATTTCGTGGTCTGGCGGCGATCATCCGTGGCGACAACGGACTGCCGAAAAGAATTTACCTTTCCTGTAACCCCGGCGGCGTGGGCCATTTCTGGGTCAAGCGCCTGTTTGTAGACCGGGATTTCCGGGGTACGGAGAACCCCGACGACTATGTTTTCATCCCTGCGACTGTTGACGACAACAAGAACATCAACAAGGACTACATCGACCAGCTGGATTTGCTTCCCGAGGATATTCGGCGGGCGCACCGCTTCGGCGACTGGAACGCCCTGTCTGGTGTCTACTTCGAGGAGTTTACCGACGGCATCCACACGTGCAAGCCGTTCCCGTTGAAACCGCATTGGCGGCGGTACCGGGCAATGGACTATGGCCTTGACTGCCATTTCTGCATCTGGGTAGCAGAGGACGAAACAGGAAGATGTTATGTCTACCGCCAGTATCAGCAGTCCGACCAGATCGTGTCCGAGGCCGCGAGAATGCAGCTTGGATTGACCAGGCCGGATGAAAGCATCAATTACACCATTGCGCCCCCCGACCTTTGGGCCAGAAACCGTGAAAACGGTCGTTCCCAGGCAAATACCTTCATGGAATACGGCGTTTCCCTCTACAAAGCGGACAACAACCGTAAACAGGGCTGGTATGCGCTGAAAGAATTGCTCAAGATCCGGGAGGATGGCAAGCCGGGTCTTATTATCTTCGACACGTGCGGCTCTCTGATCGACAGCCTCAAGTGCCTGCAGCATGACAAAACAGACCCGAACGACGTTGCCAAACAGCCCCACGAAATTACCCACGGCCCCGATGCCTTGCGGTATTTCGCTCAGACCTACACTCTCCCAGCCGATCCCATCAAAGCTCCCGTGGAGGAGGACGAGGACGAGGGCGGAGAGGATTATTTCCACCACATGTGCGGCACCGGCCTCTCCCGGAGCTACATCATGTGTTAACTCGTAATTTCCAGCCTACCAGAGCTGCGATATACGGCCTACCAGAGCCGAAATGAAAGGAGATCCCTATGCACGAGAATGAAGATTTTGGTTTAGAGGAATTTGAAAGCGCCCTGTTCGACGACGACTACCAGACCGGCGACGACAACGACACCGACGATTCCGATGCGACCGAAACCGACGACGATTCCCAGGACACCGGCTCCGACGACCAGGACGATGCCGAGGGCGACGATTCCGACGAGGATGAAGATACCGACGATTCCGAGGACGACGGCGCTGACGGCGACGGAGAGGGCAACAGCGGCAATACCAATGCCGACGGCACCTTCACCATCAAGGTCAACAAAGAGGAGCGCAAGGTCACTCTTGAGGAAATGACCACCCTTGCCCAGAAAGGTGCAGATTATGACCGGGTCAAGGAGCAGAACACCAAGCACCAGCAGACCATCGCTGATCTGCAATCCAAGCTGGAAGGGGTCTCCTCCCAGCAGGCCGTGCTGGACATTCTGGGTACCATCGCCCAGAGAAGCAATTCTACCCTCGAACAGCTCGCAGAATCCCTTTACATCAACTTCCGCAAGAGTGCCGGCGCTTCTGAGGATGTTGCCCGTGAGGAACTGAAGTCTGCCAAGCTGGAAAAGGAGCTGAACAGCTACAAGGCCAAACAGACCCAGCAGCAGGAACAGGAAACCGATGCAGAGGCCCGCGCAAAGCGGGATCTTGAGGACTTCGCCCGGGAATATCCCGAAGTGGAGCTTACCGAGGAACTGGTGGACAAGCTGGTTCCCGATATCCAGAACGGCATGACCCTTTCCGCTGCCTACCGCAAGTACGAAAAAGCTCAGGATTCCGCCCGAATCAAGGAGCTGGAACGTCAGCTTGCCGCCAAGGCACAGAATGACAAGAACAAGAAACGTTCTCCTGGTTCCCAGCGTGATTCCGGCGGTCGCAGTCCTAAGAGCGACTACGACGTTTTTGAAAAGGCACTTTTCGGATAAGTGCCGGAAAGGATAACCCACTATGGCTGAAACTATCCATTTTGGTGAGAAGTTCCGTACCGCTCTGGCGAAGTATTTCGCCGGTAAGTCCGTAACTGAACACGCATTTAACCACAATATCGATGCCGAGTTCAGCGGCAGCGACACCGTACATATCTACGAGATCGCAACCACCGATCTGAACAACTACGACAAGACTGTCGATCCCTCTACCGGCTCCCGCTTCGGTAAGGTTATCGAGGTCGGCGACTACCGTTACACCTTCAAGCTGACCCAGGACATTTCTCTGGATCGCTCTGTTGACCGTGGTAACAACGATGCCCAGTTCAACATCAAGAAGGCCGGTGCCATTATGAAGGCTTACACCGACAAGCGTATTCGTCCCCGCAAGGACAAGTACCGTCTGCTGAAGTGGTGTACCGAAGCCGGTATTCACATGGGTCTGGCAGCAGCCCCCACCAAGGCTACCATCATTGAGCAGATCATTGATCTGCACGATGCCATGATCGACGAGGACGTTCCCGAGACTGACGGCACCCTGTACATCGCCCGTCCCTATCTGAAGGTTCTGAAGCTGGCTCCCGAGTGGGTCGGCCTGGATTCTCTGGGTGGCGAAACTCTGCCCAAGGGTACCGTCGGCAAGTTCGACGGCCTGGTTGTGCAGCCTGTCTCCGCACGCAAGTTCCCTGCGAACTGCTACTTCGCCATCTTCTGCAAGGATTCCATCATTGCCCCCGAGAAGATTAACACCTTCCGTGGCATCAAGGATTCCGAGAACATGGACGGCGACCGCCTGCAGTACCGTTCCAAGTTCGATGCTTTCGTCATGCCCAGCCTGGCCGCTGGTGCCGCTGTCGCCTGCGCCGCTTCTGTCGTAACTGCTACTCCCACCGTTGCTATCGCCAACGGTAAGGCAACCGTCACCGCCGCCGAGGGCGCCGTGGTTTACTACACCCTGGACGGCTCCGACCCCCGTTACCAGTCCGCTGACCGCAAGGTTTACAGCGCTGCCGTTACTGTTGCCAAGGGCGACATTTTCCGCTGCTGTGCTGTTGCAGACGGCAAGTTCCATAGTGCCGCCACCTACAACGAGATTACGGCCTAATTATGCTCAATAGGGAGGCTCCGGCCTCCCTATTTCTGAAAGGAGATACCCATGGATATTATCTCCATGATTCTTTTGACGGTTGTGCTTGTGGCACAAATCGTCCTTTTTGTCCTCTTTTTCCTGGAGAAACGGTATGTTAATCACCGTTTCAGCGCCATGCTGCAGTACATCGACCGCAAGGTTGAGGATGCAGACTGCCGGGAGGATATCGAGGAATCCGTTGATGATATGCTGAATGCTTTCGGTGAGAAGATCAACGAGCGCTTTAAGCGGCAAGACGAAGTAAATGCAGAGCGATTCAAACGGCATCATGACGCTATTATTGAAACGAGAAATGCTGTGTCTGAACAGGTAAAAGGGCTGCTGCTGGACTATACCCAGGCGCAGGAGGCCGCAGATAAGGTCAACGAATTTGCGACCGGCCTTGCTTCCATCTTCGACTATGACCCTCTTGTAGCTATCAAAAAGGGCCGCAATAAGGAGGCAAGTTAATGGCAAAGAAATTCAAAATCCCTACTCATGAAGAAATCTGGAAGCGTTTCGAGAAGGGCTACAGCTTCAACGAGAACATCGGTCTTTATGACCAGGTTACCGTCAATGAGAATTTCTTCATCGGCAACCAGTGGGAGGGTGTGGAGGCTAACGGCCTGCCGACCCCTACCTACAACATGTTTAAGCGAGTAATCAATTTCCAGGTTTCCACCATCACATCCGACAATCTGGTGATCCGGGCAATCCCCATGCCCTCCACATCCAAGCTCACCATGAAGGAGCTGGAAAAGATTGCGGATATTGTAAGCCAGCAGTTCGCCGCTATCATCAAGCGGAACCGCATTGTGGCAAAGAACCGGGAATTTTTGCGTAATGCTGCCGTCTGCGGTGACGGCTGTATGCACTTCTATTTCGACCCCACCATTGAGAACGGCCAGGACGTAAAGGGCGAGATCGTCGCCGAGATCATTGATAACCTCCGTGTCATGTTCGGCAATCCCAACTGCCGGGATGTACAGCGACAGCCGTTTATCATCATCTACCGCCGGGAAATGGTGGACGAGGTACAGTACCGCGCAGAGCAGTACAAAGAAGCCGGTCTGTGTGAAATCGAGGATATCGAAAGCATCAAGCCGGATTCCGATAAATTCCAGAATAAGTACGACAACTTTACCGACGATAAGGTGACGGTCGTTACATATTACTTCCGAAACCGGGACACCGGCACAATCTGGTGTATCGAGGCCACCGAACAGGGCATCTTGCGGGAGGCTTACGACACCGAATACACCCTCTATCCGCTGATCTGGATCAACTGGGATTATGTCCGGGACTGCTACCACGGACAGGCTATGGTCACCGGTCTGCTGGCAAACCAGAAGTTCATCAATAAGATGTTCGCCCTGGTCGGTATTTCTCTGCTTACCACCGCTTTCCCCAAGGTTATTTACGACCGAAACCGCATTTCCCGCTGGGATGGCAGCGTGGGTACCGCCGTCGGCGTGCAGGGTAATGTAGACCAGGTTGCAAAGGTGCTTGACGGTGCCTCTATCAGCCCCCAGATTGCCCAGTTTATCGAGCTGTCTTTCGATAAGACACACTCCCTTTTGGGTGCCTCCGATGTTGCCATGGGCGACAGCCGCCCGGACAATACCTCCGCCATCATCGCCCTGCAGCGTGCTGCAAATACTCCCATGGAGTTGACGAAGCAGAACGACTACCAGTGCCTTGAGGATGCAGGCCGGATCTGGATTGATATTATGTCTGTCCGCTACGGTACCCGCATGGTGGAAATGAGTATGGATATGGACAAGGCCGGTGAACAGCCCCTCGGCATGAATCTGCCTCAGCAGGATTTCACCCAGCCTTTCGACTTCTCTACTCTGAAGGAGATTCCCTTGACCATTGAGCAGGAAGCCGGTGCATCCTCTTACTGGTCTGAAATGGCATCTATGCAGACGATGGATAATCTGATGATGAACAACATGATTACCAAGAAGCAGTATGTCGAGCGCCTGCCCAACGGCTACATTCCCAAGAAACAGGAATTGCTTGACGACTTTGCTGCAGAAGCTATGGTTCCGCCTACGGTTCCGACTGACACCGGCACCAACATGAGTACCGAGACCACTTCGGAAGAAATCCCCGTCCATGGCGGTAGCGGAAACGGCTCTCTACAAAGGGCGCTGAACGCAGAAGGAGCATAATGTATGGCACTTAAAAAACTGCTTGCAGATCTGTCGATCATTTCCAAGCTGGGTACCAATCCTGGCATTGATGATGGTCTGAGCGAAGAACAGCTCAAGGCCAAGTTCGACGAGGCTGCGAATATCATCAAGGATTATCTTAACAACTACCTCATTCTGGAAATTGAAAAGACGGTGGACGTTGAATCTCTGCTGTCTGACATTCTGGATGTTACCCTGTCCAAAGTGGACAAAGCTGCCAATGCTGCGGCGACCGGCGAGGCAATCCGTGGCCTGCGCTCCTTCTTCGAGAAGGTGGTGCATGGTGGCGATTATGTACTGGAATCCGACGGCTCCCTGGCAGCTGAGATCTCCGGCTCCGCCACCATCCGTGTCATGGGCGGTGAGGGTGTCATGCAGGGCAATTTGTTTGCTCTGAACCTCGGCACATACGAGGATGTGGAGTTGCTGGACGGTACCTATGGTCTGTACAGAAACGATCTGATTGTCGTTCGCTGCACAAAGGACGATACCAATGCTCTGAGCTATGCTTTGGTCGGACTGACCGGCGCTCAGACTTCCGGCGAGCCTGTAGATCCCGAGTATTCCCGGGGTGACATTAACGCCGACGGTACCGTGCGTGATTTCCCGCTGTACCGCATCGAGTTTGACGGTGTTGACATTACCAAGGTTGAACCTCTGTTTGAGGCTGAAAAGCCCATTGAGCAGTACATCCAGGATTACGTCAAGGAATACTTTGACGAGCATTTCACCACCGATACACAGGTTACCATTTCTGTTGCTGGTGCCGACGGCACCTCCATGAAGGACAGAACCATTACCGTCACCAATGCAGACGACGGCTCCGCTATCAAGGAGTTCAAGTATAGCGGCCAGCCCGAAACGCTGACCTTGCCCATTGCAACCAGAATCCGTATCACCTGTGATTCTGTGAATGGTTTCGTTACCCCCGATCCTGTGGAGTGCAACGCTGTTGCCGGTTCTGCCAAGACGGTCAACATTGTGTATAAGCTGGGTACCCGCTATGGCTTCCGGCGCTCCAAGAATAACAGCTCTCCCGCCGGTCGTATCGAATATCTTTTCGATGCAGCAGAGAAGAAACCCGCCTCCATGGGCCTTAATACCGGCACCTTTGATTTCGGCGATTGGGAGGACTTTGTTTACAAGGTCGCACGCCCCGTCATGCTGAAAACCAACGGCACCGTTGATTATGAGCTGGATCCCAATAACCAGACCCTCCGTAAAGACAACGGCCTGTCCTCCGACGTGACCAACACCAATTACAACGGCAATGCCATGGTCGAGTTCTTTGGCTTCAAGTGGGTCAAGCGGTACGAAGATGCCTCCTATGAGTACGTCATTTTCTCCGACGTGCAGTTTGACGAGGACTACCACGCCTACGCCCACACCGGCGCAGACGGCAAGGTAAAGGATGCGTTCTACTGGGGCATGTTCAAGGGTACCAACGTTTCCAGCAAGCTCCGTTCCATTGGCACCGGTTCCGTTATGGTCAGTCAGACCAGAAATACCGAGGTCACCTACGCTATGGGCAACGGCGACCAGTATTACACTATCTACAAATCCGGCTGGGATTACATCGCTGATCTGCTCACGCTGATCTCCAAATCCGATAACTCTCAGGCGGTTTTCGGCTCCGGCAGAAGTCTCAGCAGCAACAGTGCCGCTATCTCTGTCGGCACGCTGAAGGATAAAGGCCCCTTCTGGGGCAGCTCCAACGGTACCTCCGACGTGAAGGTTTTCTGGATCGAAGGTTTCTGGGGCAATGTCTGGGAGGGTATGGCAGGCTTGATCCTTGCCGGTTCTGCTGGAATCAAAGTGAAAATGACACCCCCGTACAATTTTGACGGTACAGATTACGAGGCGACCAATATCGTGCCATCCGGCACGTCCGGCGGCTATGTCAATCTTGCCAGCGTGTCAGATAAATACGGATATGTACCCAAGGTGGCAAGCGGTAGCGAGACTACGTATATGTGCGATGGTCTGTGGTTTAACAATTCTCAGACCGACTACGCCCTTGTCGGCGGCGGCTGGAACTGCGCGGGTCTATGTGGCTCTCGCTGCGTGTACCTGCACCACCTCGCCTCGTGTACGGACGCGGCCATTGGCTCCCGCCTTTCGTATTTACCCGAGTAAAACCGGGGGACCGGGGGTGGGCAACCCCCGGGGCTTCATTCTTCAACAATTTCATAGGGTATAGCTGCGGCTTCCGTTTGGGCTTTTTTTTCGTGGGTCGCCCTTGTCGGCGGCAACTGGAACAACGCGGGTCTATGTGGCTCTCGCTACGTGAACCTGAACAACCTCGCCTCGAATACGAACGCGAACATTGGCTCCCGCCATTCTTATTTTCATGCAATCAATTCATGCCGCAGCTATATCCTCGTCGCTTGACGAAAATTACACCGTTAGGGCAGTTGCTAGTAGCTTAAATGTCGAACGCGATTGAGGTAATAAGAAAGCATTTTTATGAAACGAATCGGAAATTTATATGAAATCGTATGCAGCAAGGACACCATCCACAAGGCAATTCACGAAGCCTCCAAGGGCAAAAAGAAACGCCGGGATGTACAGAAAATCCTTGCCAATGAGGATTTCTATGTAGACCGCATCCATCGGATGCTCGTCTCTGAGAAATTTATCCCGACACCCTATATCAGAGAAACCATTTGTGACGGCTCGCAAAACAAGGTCAGAAACATTCTGAAACCCAGATTTTACCCCGACCAGATCGTGCATTGGTGCATCTATCTCGCTTTCCGGGAACCGTTTTACAGAGGGATGTACGTTTTCTCCTGTGGTTCCATTCCCGACCGTGGCGTGCATTATGGAAAGAAGTACGTCCAGAGGTGGGTACGGGACGACCGGAAGGACACCAAGTATTATCTGAAAATGGATATTAAGAAATTCTATCCCTCCGTCAAACCGTGGAGGCTCATGCAAAAGCTGGAGCGAAAGATCAAAGATCAGCAGTTCCTACGGCTCATGCGGAAAATCCTCTTTATGTCTGACGGCCTACCCATCGGAATCCTGTTGTCGCAGATCCTGGCCAACTTCTTTATGAACGAGGTCGATTTCTACATCAAGCAGGAATTGGGAGCGAAATATTATATCCGCTATGCCGACGATATGGTGATCTTCGACCGGAACAAGAAACGTCTGCACCAGATGCGCCGTCAGATCGAACAGCGGCTTGCACAGGAGGGGCTTACCCTCAAAGAAAACTGGTGTGTCTCCCGGTTTGATAAGGAGCCATTGGATTTCATGGGGTTTCGATTTTACCGGGATCATGTCACCTTACGGCGAGCAATCATGCTCAGAATCTCCCGGAAGGTGCGAAAGGTCGCCCGGAAGGGCAAGCGGGTAACACCGACGGATGCTTTCTCTATTATCTCTCGTTGGGGCTGGATTAAGCATACTGATTCCTACGGATTTTTCGTGAAGTGGATTAAACCATATATCAGTATTGTTCGCATGAAGAATATCGCAAGGAGGGCGCAGCGTGAAGCGGTACAAAAGCGAAAGTACGGTTATGCCGTCTGAGTGGGACAAGACCAGCTCCGAAAATGTTGTGTACCACAACACGGAAATTACGGTCGTTCCTGCCACCGAGGACAAGCCTCAGATGTACGCATATACCGTTGAAGAATTTACGCGGAGTGAGTTTTTGGAATATGAAAACGAGCAGCTCCGCCAGACCATCGATGCACTGCTGGGGGTATCTTAATGGACTATGTTGTTTTAGCTGAACAGATGCGGCGGACAATGCAGATGTTCGCCGGTACCCTGACCGATGAGCAGGCTATGGAGGTCGCAACCGTCTATGATAGCTGGAAGATCGGCAAGAACTACGCAAAGGGTGAAATCTTCTCCTATGGCGTGAACAGTGTCGGAGATCCCCAGCTCTACCGGGTCAACCAGGCCCATATTTCGCAGGCCGATTGGCTCCCGGATGCAGAAGGAGCACTGTATACCCCTATCGGCCTTGATGAATCTGGCTACCCTGTGTGGGCGCAACCTTCCGGCGCTCACGATGCCTACAATACCGGCGACATCGTCAACTATAACGGCACTCTGTACGAATCTCTGATCGACGGCAACTGTACCATTCCTGGTACCGACGAACGGTACTGGAAAGCCAAGTAAGGAGGGTCGCTATGGAGGCATGGAGAAAACAATGTTTGCTGGCTTATTGCGGCTATTATCCCTACAAGGATATTGACGACGACTGGGGCGACCAGTCCCGGCAGGCTACCGAAGCGTTCCAGAGCGCCTATGAGATCAAGGTGGACGGTGTTTTCGGCAATGGCACCTTGAGCCGGATTCTTGAGGTTATCTACAACCGGGAAGAGCCTACGGCACCAGCTGCGCCCGACATTCCTGTCGGTGACAAAAAGGAACCGACTGGCACCTTCTGGGATGATAGCGAGTTCTTCGACCGCGAGGAGTTCCGCTGCCAGTGCAAGGGTAAATACTGCGACGGATTCCCGGAAGAACCAGAAGAAGAACTGGTACGGGTCTGCAATGAAATCCGGCGACGGCTGGGCGTTCCTGTAGAGATCGTCACCGCCGGCGGATCTGGCGTACGGTGTCTGGTACATAATGCCAACGTCGGCGGCGTTGCGAACAGCAACCATCTGTACGGAAAAGCCGCAGATCTGCATAGCAGAAAATCCCCCGAGGAGATGTACCGAGTTGCGGACGAAGTCTTGGGCAATACCGGCGAACTCGGTCTTTATGACTGGGGTATTCACGTGGGAGTAAACTGCAAATACTCCCGGTTTAGGGGGTGATACCGATGCAGATCACATTGACCTGGCAGGGTGTTATCACCGCCGCATCCGTACTCGGTGCTATCCTCGCAATCGTTGCTTTCTTTGTAAAGATCGTCCGCTGGGTGGACAAGCAGAGCCAGCAGGACGAGGAGATCCAGAAGTTAAAGCAGCACCACGAGGACGACATTAAGAGCCTGAAGGAAGAACAGACCCTTTTGGTCTACGGCGTACTTGCCTGTCTGAAAGGATTGCAGGAGCGAGGCTGTAACGGCCCTGTCACCGAAGCTATCAACAGGTATGAAAAATACTTAAACCAAAAAGCGCACCAATAACAGGAGGAAAAACTATGTGGGATTTTTATAATTTTATCGAATACTTCTTTTTCTGCTATGGCACCGAACTGATCGGCGCAATCCTGGCTGCTGTTTTCGGTATGCTGGGCTATGCCGCCAAGAAGATCTACAAGAGCTACATCGATAAGCAGAGCGACCGTCTCGACACCGAAACCAAGATCGACATCGCTTACACTGTAGTTAGGTTCGTGGAACAGGTGTGGAAAACCCTGCACGGCAAAGACAAGCTGGCAAAGGCTCTGGAAACTGCCGAAATCCTGCTCCGCAAAAAGGGCATCCCCTTCGATGCAGAGGAAATGATGGTTCTGATCGAAGCTGCTGTCGCTGAGTTCAACGAGGCTTTTAAGGCTCCCTTGCTGGATGCTGCCACCGCAGATGCTACCCGCAGAAATTACGACGGCCCCCAGGAGGCCGATTCCGTAGGCGAATAATGATAAAAACCCCGCCCAAAAGGGCGGGGTTTGCCTACGCAATGCACTACGCAACGCAGTTAAACTCCTATCAATTTAGGTCAATTCAAGAGGAAAAGAGGCCGCTAAGTTTTCTGTGATTCTTTGAACAATCAATAAAAGAAAAAGTCCTGTTTTCAACCGTTTAAGGTTAAAACAGGACTTTTGGCGGAGTGAGAGGGATTTGAACCCTCGCGCCGCTTTTGACGGCCTACTCCCTTAGCAGGGGAGCCCCTTCGGC